AGTTCTATCGTGTTCATCTGTTGTATGATTAGGTACAGTAGGTTCGGTATCATATGTAGCACCGTTTTCATCTGTATATTTGTCATCTCCGTCTAAATACAAGTTTGTCATTTGTAATCTCCTTCATTCACTTGTTTATCTCGTTCATCAACACCAGCATCTTTTTTTCTTTTACCTTTTAGATGTGCCGTGTATGGTGCTATTTTTGATTCTGGCCACACGTGGCCGTCTTTTCTTCTACCTGTCAAATCCATTTGAGGTTGACCATTCAAAGTTCTTTTTCTTACTTCATTCCAAACATATGAATCGTGCCATTGTTTTTCATTGAAAAGTAAATCTTGTTCGTATGAGTTTCTTAATTCTTTTACAAATCTTTTTGTGTGTTCATTAGTTAGATTGTATCCCACAAATCCACATTCAGGATAATAAGGTGGGGCAGGTCTGTCTAGGTAACATATAGTTTTATCTTCAGGTAATATATCTCTTAATATTATTTCTTCAGTAAGTTGTTTCTTAAACATAACATCTGCGTCAATCCAAAATACATAATCATAATTACCTTCTAGCATTAAGTGTGTCTTCGCATATACTTTATAACTAAATCTTATTGCGTCTTTGATAAAATCTAAACCATATACAATTTTACTATTATCAGTACCTTTAATTGTACTAAAAATATTTTTACTATCGTTTCTTGTTATGAAATTTTTTAATGTAGGATTTGTGTCGTGTATATCTCTGTGGAATATGTTTCTTTCAGGATCAATTTCAGGTATCCAACCTTCGTGGTATATGTAGCAATCAAACGGCCAATTATATGTCTTGTAAAATCTATGTGCGTAATACTCGTATAGTTTTCTGTTAAGACTAGTTACTATTGCTATTTTCATTACCAACCTTTTGTATAAAATAACTATCTGCAATATCTGATATAGGGTTACCTACTTTTTCAGTATCAAATAGTTTCTTCAAATCAATTTTTGTTTCTTTATTAAATGCTTCATACATCTTATCCTTATCAGCATTACCTTTACCTGTTGCACCTTTTTTAACAACACTAGGTACAACTATGTCATAAGGTATATTTCTTTCTTGTAATTTATATTTTAGTATGCCACAATTTTCTGCTATTTGAAATAGTGCTTGACCTTTAGAACCATAAGAGTATCCTTCTATGAACACTTTTAGATTATGTCCGAGTATATTAAATTTGTTGATTGCCCAATTAGATATATTAGAAAATCTTTCTATGGGTGTATTGTATTCTAGGTGTTCTTCGCCAATAATATTATCAGCAATTTTACCTAGGTGTTTCTTTTTCTTTGTCAAATAATAAAACATAATCTTTTCTCCGTCATTGACACATACGCAAGGACTGGTTAAACTATAATCAATTCCAACTATCGTGGTCTGCGTCATCTGGTATCACACTTTCATTTTCTTCATCATCTTCAACTTCATAACCACAAAATGGACAAGTAAACGGCGTCATATCCGTTTTATCTTCGTCCCAGGTAACACTATACTTTGTCTGACAGTTTGTACAGTTCTTTTCTGATTTAATCATAATAGTTTGTCTTTATAAAGTCTTCGTAACTTAATTGTTTTTCTGCTTCTCTATTCCACATTTCTTTATTGTCGTTTAATTTATCTATATATGGTTTTAATATTTCCAATATTTCTTCTTTTGTTTTATGTGTACGATAAACAGAATTAGGTAAATCATCTGGTGCCCAATTACAACCTGCTGCTATAAAGTGTAATCCACTATTACCTTTTCGTTCAATAGGATCAACAGGAAATTCATAATACTTTGATCTTTGCAATGCTGCCTGTAAATATCCAAGAAACATTTTAGGTTTCATATTTCTTAAACTATCTTCCCATACTTTATTATTATTTGCTTTCCAATATGGCGTATCGTTTCTTGTTGACATTGCATAATGTAACCCAACAAATTCTTCAAATCCGTGATAGATTGCCTTACAAGCAAAGGTATGATTATCTCTATCCCATTGTGTAATTTCACCTCTTCTTAAATTTCTTGCAAGTTCTATTAAAAACTCGTGTACTGAAAACAAACCATTACTTTCTAATGGTTCAATAAACCCAGCAGATAAACCTATTGCAACTACATTCTTCTCAAATAATCTTTCGTGTATTCCACACCTCATATCAATGTATCTGTATTCTAATGATTCAACATCACCACCCCAAGTTTTCGTTAAGTGTGTTTTAAATTCTTTTAGAGCAGTTTCTTTATCAACAAATTTATCACAATGAACATAACCAGTTCCCATTCTACTCCATAGTGGTATATTCCAAGACCAACCATTTTCTAATGCTGTGCAATTAGTAAAAGGTCTTAATTGTTTTTCTCTATTGTTGTAAGGTATTCTTGTTGCCCACGCCTTGTTATTAGGTAAGTTTTGAATAGGTTGAAAAGGTACTTTCAAAGCACCACCTAATAGCATTGATTTCCAACCTGTACAATCAATATATAAATCTGCCTTATGTTTTTTGTTTAATGATACAATACCATCTTCATCTTGTTCAATAGTTTCTATATCTTCTAATATATGTTTAACACCTTTAGGTTTACAATAATGATCTTTCAACCATAATCCAAATTTAGTAGCGTCAAAATGATATGCAGAATCTTTAGCAGTTTCAAAACCAAAAAAGTCCATTGCACCTTTATTTTGATTAACTAATGCCATAACAGGACAAAAAACATCTCCATAATCTGAAACTGGTGTTTCAGGTTCATATGCCTTTTTCATCCACCAATCATTATAACCTGTTAGAGTATTTTTAGTTACTACTTCACCAAAAGGATAATGAAAAGGTGCCTGATTAGGTTTACCCTCATCTACTCCGTTAAAGTTTGTAAAACCTATACTATATTTGATAATGCCGTCTGTATGTTTTAAAAATTCTTTATCATCAATTCCTAAAAACTTTGTCCATTGTTTAACTTTACCTATTGTACTTTCGCCAACACCTACTGTTGCAAAGTTAGGTGATTCTAATAAAGTTATATCTCTATCTGGAAATGCTCTAATTAAAGTTGCAGCCGTCATCCAACCTGCACTTCCACCGCCTACTATTAAAATCTTATCACTTTTCATATAATCTCCTTATAATTTAAATTTCTTAAATTGATCCTTTGTTACATCTTGTTTAATACCACCGATAACATAACTTTCTATTTCTGTTTCTTGTGGTGCATTTTGAGTACCTTTACTATTCAACCAATGATCTGTCCAAGGCAATGGATTTGTTTTAGTTTCATAAGCAGGTGTCAATTGTATTGCTCTCATTCTTCTATTTGCTGTATATTCTACAAATTTATGTAATAGTTTTTCTGATAGACCTATCATAGAACCTTTAGAGAACAAGTAAGTTGCCCAACGCTTCTCTTGGTCTACTGCGTCATCATACATTTTATAAACTTCTTTTTCAGTTTCTTTTATAATCTTTGTGAAGTCTTTATCGTTTTCAAAATCTTTCCAATTGTTAATTATTCTTTGCGACATTGCAAGGTGTTGACTTTCATCTCTAGCAATAAATGATATGATCTTAGCAGAACCTTCTAGTTTCTTTAGTTCACCAAATGCAAACGAACAAGCAAATGATACATAGAATCTTAAACCCTCTAGTATGTTTACTGATACCATAGCAAGATATAATCTTTTCTTTAGTTCGTATAGATCAACTTTTTTATCTATTGTCCATTTATATCCCATTTCAATTAGATCATCATAAGTTTTAGTTACTGAAGCCGCTCTTTTCTCTATCTTATCATCTTTTATAATTGTATCAAATACTTCATTAGGTTGTGAGTATAAGTTTTTAATTATATATGTATAACTTCTACTATGAATTGTTTCCATAAAGTCCCAAGTAATAATAGCACTTTCTAATTCTGGTAAAGATACAAAAGGTAAAAATGCAAGACAAGGTCCTCTACCTTGTACACTATCTAACATAGTTTGATACTTTAAGTTAGA